TAACTACTTTATTAAATTCAGTAGTATTAAATACAGTCTTTTGTATGTTAATGTTACTAGCCATTTCTTACCACTTTAAATATGTTCTGGTTATCTACTACTGTAGTACTTCCATCTAAAGTTGTCTTTACTAATATACGATAATATCTCTCAGGTTGCAACCCATCCATATATACATCAAAGAATGCTCCATTAGAATCACAACTTATTTTTGTAAATTGTGTATCAAAATCAACAACCATCTCTTCTGTGTTTTCGTCTCTTAGTCCCCAGTATGAGGCTGATGGTAATGCGTAGTTTGTTATGTATGGTGATGTAGTTGAGAATACTTTGGTTGGGTATTTAGGTCTAGCTGATACTCTAAATCTTTGTTTTCCTGTATCTGTATATTTTCCTTTATTGTTTGTTAGGTTTACAATTGCTATACTATTTGAAAGAACTGAAAGGCTTGCTGTGTTGTAAGTACTATCATCCCATTTGAATTCTAAGAATGGTGGATAGATTGTATTGGTATCTGCACCGTAATATTTTAGTCGAATAGATGAAGTTGTATTATTTTCTAGATTGTTTGGTAGTTTCACTATAAAACCGTTATTCACTATGGTGTTGCTGTAAGACATACTAATAGCACGTGTCACATTTATATCTACATCGTTTGTCGAATTAAGAATGTGTGATTGTGTAAATTCTAGGTTAACTCCTGCTGAACCTGTGTACCAGTTTCCTCCTCCTTTTACCGTACCAAAAGATGCTGTAACGCCTGCTGTAAACGAAGATGTTACCCATGGAGAAAGTTCTCCTGCTTGTCTATTTGTCCAAGAAACTCCTGTAGTATTAACTGGCGTATCTCCAAATTTACCTACTCCACCATCCCATGCTCCAGATATTGGATATGCATATAAGGTGTAATTTACAGGTACTTCATAAGCATCTGCTAGGTATAAATGCAAACTCGCACTATATGTTAGTGCTCCTATTTTATTTACAATTACGTCTTGTATTTCTGTATCACTATATTTAATTAATAGACGGTTCGTCTCCCCAGTACCAGTAATGTCTGAGTATCCTCCTATTTCAATTATCTCATCTTTACCAGCATTTCCTGTTGGTACTTCTGTAGATATAAATGTATCTTTTTCGGGAAATATTCTGTATATAGCCATATTATAATGTTATTATTCTTCCTTTAATATCTATGTCTGGAAATTTTATTTCAAATATACATGGATCATAGGAAGGATATACTATGTTATTTCTAGTTGCTCCTTGGATATCGTATGCATATTGTGAATATACTCCACCTACATTATTTACTACTTCTATTTTTTGAACTGTTTGCACTCCTTTTTCTTGATCAAGAAGTGTATAAATACTTGAAAGATTAATTGGTTGGTTGATATTCCATTTCGTTATGTCAAAATAATCTTTCAATTTGTTTGTACATCCAAGTAGTACATCTCTTCCTGGGAAATTTGGTTTTGCTATTATATCAAAGTTTATTCCTATGTTTACTATAAAGGCGTCTTTTATATTAATAGCATCCGACAATATCATGTATTCTGATAAGTATGTTTTTAAGTTGCTTTTTAGTGTCTTTGTTGCAAGAGTTAGGTTTTTGTTATTATCGTATGCTAAGGTGTACATTGATAGTGATAGTGGATTACTATCGATTATACTGTCTGTAGTACTATTTGGATTTGTTAGTTGATCTTGAGTTGCATATATTTTTGCAATAGATCCATATTTTGAATCCATTGATAAAGCTCTAACTGTATAATCCTGTAGTGTTACCGCTCTTCCCTGTTCATTAAATGCTCTTAGAGAATTCTCTCTTAATTCATCTACAGTATCTCCATCTCTTCCTCCAACAGCTGCTAAAGGATTGTTAAAGGTAAGTGAATTTGTTGCGTCTGTAACTGTACTAACTAGAGTAGTTATTGTATTTGCAGGTACATTTGATGATACTCCTCCTCCTACATAGTATTTAATAGTTAATGTTGTACTAGCTGGTGCAAGGCCATATGATCTTGTTGATAGAAAGTTTGATGGATCATATGCATAATCAATTCTTTTTACTCCTTGAATTGTTCCAAATCCTACATTAGTTGGGTCTGGTGTTAGTACTGAGTCAGCTTGTCCTGCTATACCTGCTCCAAATTGAATCTGTAATTGTCCTGTTGATGTAAATCTTGTTACAAATCTTCTAGGAACTCTTTGAAGTGTTAAGCTATATGGTACAGCTTGTTTGTCTGTTGCAGTATTTGTATTATCAATAAATACAGTATCTTGTCCTAAGAAAGGAACTTCATACCATATATTAGTACCACTATCTACTATTGATTCAATACCTATTATATTTGCATCATCAATGGTTATTGTTTTAAATTTTTCAACCGAAGTAATAACTTGTGTTATTGTTTTTAATTCTCCAGAAACCGCTTTTGCCATTTTAGTTAATCTAAATTGGCTAGGATTTCCTCCAGATAAAGCTTCTACTGTAACCTCTGTATTATCGTATGAACTTGAGAATTTAAAGTTTATAGGTTTTTCTATATAAAAATTAGCTTGTCCTGCTGTAGTTGATTTCAGTCTTGTATATGCTGGTATGCTTAGTGCTTGGTTCCAGTTAGGATTACCTTCTGTTACTCCTACTACATGTGATACTTCTATATCAACTTCTGAAGGAGTTGTTATCTTTGGACGATATCCCATCATATATGCTAAGTTATATAAATTAGCTGGATTCTTAGCGTGTTGAATGTATGTTTCTTGAAGTTGGGTGTCTTGGTAGAATGATAAAACATCTCCCACATATGCAGCCATTTCAATAAACATCATACCAGGTGATGTAGGTGAGAAATCGTTATACGAGTCAGGAAAGTAGTTCTTAGCGTACTCTATTAACTGGCTTCTGAAGTCTCCAAAATCTTTATTTATATATTTTATATCTCTATCTTGAGCCATTATTGTTCAAAATTAATTACTAGTTGGTCTTGTATATTTGTCTGCAGCACACTATAGGTTAGTAGTACTGTTACTGTATTTGTGTCTTGACTATATGCTGTTTCTAAATTCTGTATAACTACACTTGGAAACCAGTCAGAAATTCCTTGTCTTACTACATAGTTTATTTGTTCCTTCTTATCTTCTGTCATTTGATCGAAAAGCAATGCTCGTAATCCTGCTCCAAGGGTTGGATTTAAAAACCTCTCTCCTCTTTCTGTTAAGAAGTAGTTTATTAAATTAGCTTTCAATGCATCTTTTGTTGTGTATGTAGAATTAAATACCGAAGGAGATGAAAATGGAAGTCCCACTCCAACTGCTTTTCTAGGTTGTAAATCTAACGGATTTATTCTTTGTACTTGAAATGCCATTATGCTCCGAATCTTTGTTTATCCTTTTCGTTGGATGCTTTATAAATTGCTCCTGCTTTCTTTACAAAATCAAATTGTGATATATCTAATCCTGGTTCTGGACCTGGTCTGAATTGATCAGTTATTGATTGCATGCCTAGTCCTGGAGCTTGAACCATATCCGATGTAGCGCTCACGATGCTCTGGTATTCTCCCTGAGTCATTGAATATCTTGTTTCGCTCAGTAAATCTGCTATAGGGTCTCCTGTAGGAATTGGTCTTGCTACTACCGGTCTATATTCTGCGTATTTTGTTATAGTACTTGGTTGTGATTTTATAGGTTTAGCATCCTCAGAAAGTATTGTTTCTAATTCTTCACGAACTGCTTCTTTTACTGCTTCTTTAATTAATTTTTTTAATAAATCTAACTTCATATTAATAAATAGTTTTGTTATGTAAATTGATTATCTATTTTAAATTTAAGCTCATCTAATAGTACTTGGGTATCTGAACTGAATGACGATTCTCCTCTCAGTTTCATTATCCCTGCTCGATCCTTTGCTATTGCATACCTTCTCGGAGCTATTTTTGGAGAATCTGGATCTTGTATAATTGCCAGTATGTATCCTTTATATTGGTAATTTGGATCTGGGTTTCCTTGTGCATCTGTTGGAGTTCCTTCTGATCCTGTATTTGATGGTGGTTGTGCAGTTGCTAGTATCTGGTTTAAGTCAGCTGGCTGTCCTAAACTACACTGTTGTATTGCTAAGTCTATTGAATTCAATTCGTCTCTTAAATTAGTTGTTATTGGTGGAATGATTGATATTATTCCTGCAATTGCCTTTGCCTCTCCTAAGAATGTATCTAATGTCTTGTTTAATTTAACTAAAGCATTGCTATACTTTGTTAGTATGCTAATTGGTATACCTATACCTCCTGTCGTTGGTGGTATTATTGCAGTTGGTAATGGTATAGACGTAATTAGTTTAATTATTGTTTGAAGTATTCGAACCGTATCTGTGATTTGTGTTGCTATGCTAGAAAATTTTTCTACTCTTTTTTCAAAACTTGTTAGGTGGCTTAATAATGTACTTCTTATTTTTATTATTTTTTCAAGTTCAGTTGAGTTGGGGCATTCGTTTGAAAATTTATTTAATAATGATAGTACTTGACCTTCTACTTGAGTTACTAGTTTTCCTTGTAGCGAGCCCATTTGAGCAGCTACTACTGCTGATATACCTCCAGTTAAGGCGGGAGATTTTCTAGACGCTAATCTGGCAGCTTCTTGTGCTTGCTGCAGTGCTTTCTTTCTTTTAACTGCTTGCTCTGTCTTTTTTTTATCTGCCTCTGTTTTTGCTTTGTCTTGCTCAAATTGCTTTTGAGCTTCTCTAGCTTTTGCTGTAGATATATCTGCTGACTGTACTTCTGTTGCCATTATTCTGTATATACTTTATTTGACTGAAAGTTTTTTATCTGACTTCTTAACGATTGTACTGATGCCTTTAGTGCAGGTCCTGCTGCATTCAATTGTGTTACGGGTCCGCCTAAAACTGATGTTGATGTAGTTAGTGCAGTTGATAGTCTGTCTAATGAACTCAGTAATGTTTTTAGCCAATTTTCTAATTGAGTACCTAAAATAACTGGCTCCTTTGTTGTTGCTTTTCTAGCTTTTGATCCTAAATATATTTTCTTAGCATCTAAACATATATAGTCTTTTGCATCAAAATTCAAAGTTCTTGCGTTTAATCCTATTGATTCTTTTGCTGATATAAATGCTGAGTCTTCTTTTGCGTTAAAAAACAATCTTCCACCATTAACTATTACTTGATTCCCTACGTATTGATCTGATCCTAGTGGCTTTACGTCGTACGAATCCCTCTTATTATTAACTGCTTTTAGTTCAGATTTGTGGTCTGAAAGCATGTGTATAGAGTTGAAGTCCTCATTGATATCTTCTTCAATAGGCGTATCTCCTTCATCTGTTTTAATTTGTCCATTGCTAATAAGTATAATAGGTTTCCCGTCATTACTACTATCAATATTCTTAGACTGGGCTCCTTTATATCCTCCGAACCTAACCGATTGTCCTAGTCTTCCCTCTATTAAAGTGTCTCCAGGATTAGCTTGCATTGGACTCACTGTTGATTCTTCTGTTTGTCCCCCTATAATCCTGTCACTCCAATCCTGTTGCTTTATATCTGGTACTGCATTATGGTGCGGATGGTTCCAAACATTCACTATTTTTCCCCAATATATTACCTTTCCTGCTGTAGCTTTTGTTCCTAAAGCTGGTATTAGCTCTACCAATTCTCCTTCCATGGGAATAACTCTCATAGATGCATTGCCTTGTTTAGCAAAAGAAATTGTAGTATCTATAGCTGTATCATTACTCTCATTTCCTAATAGCGAAGGTATTCTGTAAAAAACCCCATTTAACATAGAAGAGTCCTTGCAGTCAGGGTCTGTCAAAGATAAGATTGTCTTAACTACTCTTCCATATGTTGTAGTTTGTTGCTTACTACCTCCTGAAGATCCTTTAGTTCCTGTTCTTGCTGTGAAGTGGGTTTTTAATGCCATTACTCGTCTTTCTTATCTAACTTTTTACCTATCTCTTCACTCTGTTCCATCAACTTGGCTAATTCTTCTGGATTAAAGAAATCTGCCTCTCCTCCTTTTCCTCCATTATCGAATCTTTGTACCAATGCTACCATCTTAATAAGATGCTCATCATTTTTTACTCCTACCTCTAAATATTCTTTTATCATAGGAACAACAAGAGTTGCATCTCCTATATTCTCTACAAGAGGTTTTAGTTCGCCTATTAGTGCGTTGACTTGTTTTGATTTGCTTCGAGAATTATCGTAGATCTCTTTTAGTATGTCTGAGACCGTTTTTGTTCCAAAAATCGTAGTATCTAATCCCATGGTGTATTTATTATATAAATATCTTATTCAATTAAAAATCCTGCTTCTTGGTAAGTTTTGTGTAGATTGTAGTACTCGTCTTTGAGTTTTGAAATTACCTTTGTAAGTGTTGGAGTTTCACAATCAGTTATTTCTCTTACGTAAATATACAAAGCTTTTTTTCTAAAAATTTCTAAGTCGTGACGAGATGTAAATAAGGTTAGTATTGCATCTGCTACTTTTTGATCTTGCTCTCTAGGAAAAAGTTCTTCCATATTTTCATAGCTATTTTCTACAAATAAATTGACTATAGCAGCTATTTTTATTTTTCGTTCCGAATTAGGAATTCCTTCTACTTCATAAGAATCTTCCATTTCTTCAAAAGATCCCACTTGCTTCAGCTTTCTATAGTTGCGATTATTGTAGTTTATTAACCATCTCTTAACTATTGTTTGAAAATATGAAAATGCCTTAGCACCATTAGTTGCGTCAAATCTAAATAGTTTTTCTTCAACAAGCATACTTACAATATCTAATTTCAAATCTTCTATACTATTTACATCGAGGTAGTAAAATTTAAAAGTATGAATAATGTTTTCTGCTAACTTGTAAAGAGGGTAATATATCTCTTTTGTAAATATCTTATCTCTAAAAACAGGATCAGAGGATGCGTTGTATTTTACGATTGCATCCTCTGTTTCTTGTGTGAAATAGTAATTGTCTTTATTTTGTGGCTTTGCCATAGTCTTCTGGGAGACGGTAATCATTTATTGTTTCTTGTATTTCTTTCATAAAATTAAAGAAGACCCCTACTTCATCGTCGGATCTAAATGCACCTTTTTCATCTAATTGTTCAACATATATTTTTGATTCGTTAATAATATACGCTACATTTCTTAAATAACCTACTTGGTATTCCATAATGCCCTCCTGCTTAACCACTTTGCGATTTAGATTAAAAACTACATATCCTAATACCAAAACAACTGCAAATAAAATTCCTGCTAAAATTCCCATCTTAAATATTTTTTACTAAATTCATTAGCCCTTCTGAGGCATTTACCGTTTTTCCTGTAGTTGCTTTTGTCTTCTCTACTTTAGGTTCTTGAACCTCTCCTGAGGCTTTCCAGGTATCATATTCTATCTTTGATGCCAAGAAATCAGCTTGATGTAAAATGTACACTAAGTTTGTTCTAAGTTTAGCATCTGGATTAAAGGAGATGTAGTATGGTTTATTTACATCGTCATATAATCCATCATGTAATTTAATAGCTAAATACTCTTTTTCAGTAATAGGTATTTGATTTTGCTGAAGTGTAAATAAGGAACGATCTTGAATTAACATATAAGATAAGTCTTTATTGTGAGTATAAACTTCTCCCAACTTATCCAACCTCCATTTATCTGTCTGAGGAAGATAATAAGATTGATCTACCGTCCCTATTTTTCCTAAGTCATGATTAAGAGCGGCAAATACCAATTCCTCATCAGTAAAATCTATAGTAGATCCCATTTCTTGCCACAATGCTTTGGTTTTTAGGGCACAATGTACTACCCTATTGACATGATCAATATACCCTCCAGGAAAAGCATTATAATAAGAAGGTTTGCCAGAGGCAGGAGCCATAACCATATTATCAGCCAGGCTAACATAAAGAGATTTTAATTTCTCCTTACGTTCCCCTGTTATAAAAGTATCTACAATCTTGAGATGTTTATCCCAATTTTTTTGTATTTGCTCTGCTGTTAAACTCATTAGTCTTGGTGTTCCGTATTTAATAAAGTTCTAAGATCCCCTATCTTTTCCAATAGTTCCTCTACTAAATTATAAGCTACATCTAATTCATTTTTATGAATATGATACCCCATTTTTTTTACTTCTGCTTCGAATCTTTCTAATTTTTGTTCGAATAATTGTTTGTTTCTCATTTTAATTTATTTTATTTTTATTACTATTTTTTTTATTCCCTTGCTTTTTCTAAGGGCTTATAGATTGAAGTTAGCGATTTTTTTTTAAAGAAACAACAGTAACTTTTACCCGCGCATTTTCCCTATATATTTCTAATATACAATTGGATTACCTACCATAAACAACGCACCTACCTCTCTAATTTTATCGAAAGCAGTGAGTGAGTCTATTGCAAAAAACTCCCTAGACCCTCCACTACTAGAATTGACCCTTTGACTACTAAAAAAATTATGCACTGCTTGCTCAACTTGGTATGCCTTTCCCTTCACCACAGGAAGAGCAAACTTCGCTTGCCATTCCTCTACCGTACCAGAGGTGTTTAATTGCGTTACTCTGCCACGAACTTCCTTAATAGTCATTCCGATCTTAACTAGGTGAGGATAGCCGGGATTTACTAGTACATATACGTATTCTATATTATCGTCATTACCGGCTAGTATTTTACTATTTTCTATACCATACAAATATCTCCACAAGTACACATTGCATTGTGAGTCTTTAGGACTTTCAGCAATTTCTATACTATATTTTGCCGATATAAAATTTAGTAGTTTATCTGGAGATATATGTCTGTATTTTGATTGAAGCATTTGGAATGCCTCTTTCCATTTTTTTCCTACCTTTGGGTAGGGAGCGATAGACTCTGGTGAAGCATCGACAATTGTAATATGTCCTAATAATTCATAAGACATAGCCTCACTAAGAGTTATTTTATCCTTATACATACCTTTTTATTTTTATACCAATATACGAATAACTTTTTAATATACCTACTATTTTTTAAAAAACAAGTCAATAAATTTAAAAATAGTTGCACAGTTCTCATACATTTCTTTTTCCTCGTAAAAATGTAGTAATTGTTGTAGTACATTTTTTACCTGCAATACTCCAAATTCATTTAATATAGCAACCACCGTATCTGAGGGTAACATATCGATTCTCTCAAGGTATTTTATTAAAGTGTTGAAGTACTTCATTTTGATAGAATCCCTCACTGAGATATACCTCTCTCCGTATTTGTGTATGTAGATTTTATCAAGTATGTAGTAGTTATCAACTCCTGTAAAAGCCATACCAAATAAAATAAAAGGATCATTAACAGCATCGTGTATTCCGTGCTCCTCGAAAATTTGTTCGTCTCCTTGGGAGAATATATCGAACAATCCTTTAGTATCTAGTTCCTTCATTGTATATAAATATATATCATTTATAAAACCAAATTTTGTTAAAAAAAATTTTTGTCGTTTGTTGCAAAAAATGCAAAAAAGTTGTATATTAAATTAAAGTAATAAATCGGTAGTATCGCAATATATGAGGTAGGTTAGGGATATAGGTGGTAACTCGTGCTTGAAGTGAAGCAGCTATATCGACATATGCAAGAGGACAACTTGAACAAAGACCTTACCTAGGAAGGGCCATCACGAAGGTGCAATTTTAAATAATTGGAGTACTAGGAGAAGGGGAGTTCGTAACAACATCTTGTTATTAGTATGTATAGTATATATAAGTATATATCCCCATACCTCAATTTTTATCAGAAATATACAAATAGATGTGTGTCGCAAAACCGACGTGGAAAACCGTTGCATGAAATAAACGATCAAACTTATTTCAAATTGCTCTCACCATGACATCACCTTGACATCACTTACAAAAACCAAAAAAAAAAGAGAGTCGTTAGACTCCCTGTTCAAAAATTACTAAGTCCTCAAACTTATATCTTACTACTACTTTTTTCTTCATTACGTAAGTGAACCCTGTAAAACCAGTCTTGGTGATCTTTGGAACGTTACATTCGTATTCATCCATTACTACTCTTTCATCTATAGAAGATCTTGATTGTCTCATTATACATTCAGCACTCTCGTTGTATGAATAAGTACTTGCTCCATTATAACTTTTTCCTCCTACATAAAATTGTACTCCTGATAAAAATTGTTGTTTTGTCATAACCTTTTTTGTTTGTTTGAATTATTAATACCTAAAGATACTGAGAATTGTTATACGAGACAACACTTTGATTAATTATTTTTACTCCTGCTCTTAAGTTCTTCTTTGATGTAGTAGTTGGTTGTATCATCATTCTCTATTAGGAAGTCGTAACCATTCCATGTACGGTAACTAGGTTGTTTGAATGTATCTGTGCATTTGATTTGAACTCTAGCTCCAACATTGAATACAGATATATCGAAGTACAGATACTGCTTGTTACTGTTAGATGCTCTTTGTAAGTCTTTAGTTGTAGCTGCTTGTAGTGTTGATATTAATGTCATCTTGATTAGGTTTTAGTTTAATTTTTCTATGAAAGGATTAAAACATCCACTGAAGTAACTTACTTTGTAAGTACTACCTTTGTACTCCGTACTACAGAAGTCAGCATCCTTCTTATCGTGATCCATTGTACATATATACTTAAACTCTGGATGCATGTAAACATTGTCAATATCGAAGTTACTTTCCTTAGACATCTTTCTTAAAATTGCATTCCCTACTCTTAGATCTCTTACTGTCATAGTATTTGTTGTTTGAATTATTAATACCTAAAGATAAGTAAAAAAAGAAAGCGAGACAACAGTCCCGCTTAATTTATTTTGATCTACATATAGGACCTAGTCCTGATTCAATAGACTCAATATCTGTTAACTCCTTACCACACTTTAAACAACGACCTGTATGACATACATCAGCCTGCTTGTTAATCAACTGAAAGTTTCCTACCTCACATTGTTTCAATATCCAACTAAGACCTAATGCAGCTGGTGAGGTAACAGGCACTCCTGCTTTGAAGATCTTTTGATCTCTATACACTCCCAAGTGTTTGAATTGTAAGTACTGCGTCTCAACATATACTTGAGTATACCACTTGTCTTTGAACATTGATCTTGCAACACGGTACGTAAAGTCCTTTTGAGTAGACTTACTTCTTACTGTGAAGTTACCACCCTTGTTTTTTTTCTGTGATTGTAATACTACGGCTAATGATTGTGGATCTACTGTTGTCATGATATCTTGTTTTAATTATTGATACCTAAAGATACTATAAAAAAGAAAGCGAGACAACAATCTCGCTTAATTTATTTTTACTGTTGTACCTCCTCAAATCCTTCTCCTTCACTCATAAACGAAACCAAATGTTCCTTTCCTGGTACTATTGAATGGTAGTAGTAATGATCCTCTCCACAATCAAAGAAGATTGTATCTCCTTT